AAGCCTAAGTCATTTAATCATCGAGCTGTCGATCGCGACAGGAATTCCGATGAGTGAGTGGGTGGACGCGGCGGACATATTAACGGCGCTCGAGATATTGGAGAAGCGAAATGGCGGAAAGTAAGGAAGTCGTCCAGTACGACAAAGCCGAACTTCGAGCCATTACTGGCGCATTTAAGGCGATGGACGATGAAGCCGTCGCTCAAGCTAAAGAGCAATCGAGCGCGCTCGCTACATATTTACAGGGCAAGATCATCACCGCAGCTGGACAATTATTCAATTACAAAGTCGCCACAAGAATTGCTGAGGGTTCTAAGGTAAGTAAGTCATCTAAAATTGGCGAATTATCTATTGGATTTGCTTCTCAGAAATTTAGCGGCGGCGCAACTACTCGCGATCTGTGGGGCGGCTCAGAATTTGGATCGAATAAATATAAACAATTTCCTGTTTGGTCTGGACAATTTGGTCGAGGTTCGAGAGGTTATTTCGTTTATCCAACGCTTCGAGCTGAGCAAAGCTACTTAATCGCTGAGTGGGAAAAAGCGTTTTCAACAATAGTTAAGAGGTTTGATTAATGGCTGACGGATCAAGAACGCTCAAACTCTCGATCCTTGCGGACGTAGATAATCTCAAAAAGGGACTTACTGACGCGGGAACCGAAACAGACTCATTTGGTACAAAGCTAGGCGATTTTGGCGTTAAGGCTGGCGCTGCGTTTGCTGTCGCTGGCGCTGCGGCTGCGGCTTATGCTGGAAAACTTTTAGTCGATGGCGTTAAAGCTGCGGTCGAGGACGAAGCGGCTCAAGTAAAACTAGCTACGGCTATTACTAACGTAACAAGCGCAACGGACGCCACGATCGCTTCGGTCGAGTCATACATAACACAGACAGCGCTCGCCGTTGGCGTAACCGACGACGAATTGCGCCCATCGTTTGCCCGTTTGGTTAAAAGTACGGGCGACGTCGAGGGAGCTATGGCGCTACAAAAGATTGCGCTCGACGCTTCCGTCGGATCAGGAAAATCGCTCGAAACTACTTCAAATTTAATTGCTAAAGCGTACGATGGAAACACCGCGGCACTAGCCAAATTAGACATCGGTTTAACAGCTGCCGAACTTAAAACAATGAGCTTCGATGAAGCAATCGCCGCCGTCACAGCAACTTATGAAGGATCGGCTAATGCTGCGGCTGATACTTTTGCCGGAAAGATCGATCGACTAAAAATCGCATTTGACGAGGGCAAGGAAACCGTCGGAGCGTTCGTGCTGGACGCGATTACTCCACTCGTTACGATATTCGTCGATAAAGTAATTCCAACGCTAAGCACACTCGCCACAGATATAGGCGAGGATTTACAGCCAGTCTTTAACACTATCGGAACATTTATCAAAGAAACTTTAATTCCAGCATTTACTTCACTTTGGGATTATCTAAACAAATATGTCGTGCCAATTTTTAAAGCTTCGTTAGTTCCACTATTTGAGGGTTACAAAACAGTTCTAAAAGCCGTCGGCGATCTAATTGAGGATAACACCGGATTCTTTAAGCTACTCGGAGTCGGCGTTACCGCGTTCTTACTCATCGCTAGACCATTTGCGGCGTTTTTAGGTGGAGCCTTTAAAACCGCATGGTCAGGCGTTGCGCTAATCATTAACGGCGTAAGCAAAGCTATTCAGGGCGTCGTCGCTGGAATTAACGCAGCGATTAAAGTCGTTAATTTACTTATCAAGGGCTATAACATCGTGAACAATCTAAAGCCCGGATCGAAAGATTTACAAGAAATCCCAATGCTCGCGACTGGCGGTTTAGCTAACGCAAATCAGCCTTACATCGTGGGCGAACGAGGTCCGGAATTATTCGTCCCGTCAGGTAATGGACGCGTTATTCCAAATAGCAAGCTAGGCAGCGGTGGCGGAAATATTTACATCAACGTAAGCGGCGCAATCGATCAAGAGGGAACAGCTCGCCGAATCGTTGACGTTTTAAATAACAGCTTTTATCGCGGCACAAATGGCGCTAATGCGCTGGCGTTCTAATGACAGTATTTAACCCAGTTTGGCGCGTAAAGATTCAAGGCGTCGAATACACGACTTACACGCTGGCAAATCTGAGCATTACTAGCGGTCGAACTAATATCTATCAGCAAGCTCAAGCGGGCTACTGTAATTTAGAGCTATTAAACTTAACTCAGGCAATCGTAAACATAAACATAAATGATTCAGTTTCGATCGAGCTAAAAGATTCGACTAACGTTTACGTTCCGATATTTGGCGGAACAGTCGTCGATTTTGGCGTTGAAATTGTCACAGCTGGTTCGGTCGGAATAAATCAAGTGTTAAAGATAACCGCACTTGGAGCTTTAAGCCGCTTACCTAAAGCGCTTACCGATGGCACACTAACAAAAGCTCATGACGGGGATCAGATTTGGCATATTCTCCAAGATTTACTTTTAAATAACTGGAGCGAAGTTCCGGCAGCTTTACAATGGACAAACTACGATCCGACGGAAACATGGGCAAACGCTCAAAACGTAGGATTAGGCGAGATCGATCGTCCGGGCAATTATGAGTTATCAGCTCGATCATCGGATCGCATAGACGTTTATTCGCTAGTTTCAGCGCTTGCGACCAGCGGTTTAGGTTATATCTATGAGGACGGCAGCGGACTTATTAGCTACGCCGACTCGACTCACCGATCAATCTATTTAGCCACAAACGGTTACACAGACGTAACGGCTAATCACGCATTATTTAACGGGCTTAAAATTGAAACTCGAGCGGGCGACGTTCGTAACGACATAACCTTAAAATACAAGGCTAACGGGTCTAGTGAAGTAAGCGCCGAGGATATTGGCTCGATCGATCTTTACGGTCGTTTAGCTCAGGTCATAAATACGACAATCGACAAAGCGGTGGACGCCCAAGATCAAGCGGATTTTTATTTAACGCTAAGAGCTACGCCTCAAGCGAACTTCACGTCGATCAGTTATCAGCTCACAAATCCAGAGTTAGATGACGCGGATCGCGATTCGCTTATTAAAGTGTTTATGGGCTTACCGCTCCGAATTAATGATTTACCGCCGAATATGGCAGCTGGTACGTTTCTAGGATTTGTCGAGGGCTGGTCGTTCAAGGCTGCCTATAATGAAATAGCTGTAACTCTTAATCTTTCGCCGATTAGTTATTCGCTTCAAGCTCTGAAGTGGGAGCAAGTTCCTATCGGGGAATCGTGGAATACTATAACCGGGTCGCTAACGTGGGAAACCGCGCTAGTCGTAGCATAGGAGAATAAATGACAAACCCAACGAGCAACTTCGGCTGGCAAATGCCAACGCCGACGGACTTAGTTACAGACTTACCAGCTGATTTCGAGGTATTTGGTCAGGCGGTCGATACGTCGATGGCTGATCTCAAAGGCGGAACTACCGGTCAAATCCTGTCAAAGGCTACAAATGCCGATATGGATTTTACATGGATAGCCAACGATCAAGGCGACATAACAGCCGTTAACGTAACCGCACCGATTACCGGTGGCGGCACTTCGGGCGCTGTAACTATTGGCGTTAGTGCGGCTTCGACAGCTGCGGCGGGCGTCGTACAGCTAAGCGATTCGACTTCAACAACATCAAGCGTTTTAGCTTCAACTCCAACAGCTACCAAATCAGCTTACGATTTGGCTAATACAGCAAATACGGCTGCGGGAACAGCTCAGACAACAGCGAACGCGGCTATCCCAAAGTCAACAGTTACAACAGCGGGCGACGTAATTTACGCGACTGGATCAAGCGCTGTAACACGTTTAGGAATTGGCACAGCTGGTCAGGTTTTAAAAGTTAACGCTGGAGCAACGGCTCCCGAGTGGGGAGCTGCCGCGGGTGGTTCAACCGTAAAGGTTTACCAAGTAAGCCCGTCAGCGACAACTACTCTTAGCACTACCACGCTTACTGATATTTCGGGTTATTCCGTTACTTTCACGCCGACTTCTGGAACAAATAACATAATTATATTTGGTCAGATTTCGGCTGATTCAACAGTCGGCGACGTTGATCGTTTAGCTATTGATGTGGACGGTACAAGTTACACGCTACAAGATCGCGAACAACCAAGCGGTTCAGCAAATTACGGAACTATGCTTTACGCCAGAATCGCAAATTTATCAGCTGCGTCACACACCGTTAAACTAAGAGGTCGCTCAAGCGGTGGCGCATTAACAACTTATTACGGAACTAGCTCAGGATATGTCGGCGTCGGAATCACAGTTATCGAGGTTTACTAATGACTACACATAAGGAAATCGTTAAGGCTCTAAAAGATTTAGGAGCAAAGGAATTTACCTTTACCGGTGATAATCTCGACGATATTGTTTGGTTCACCGATTCGGTTTTTACTAAAGCCGAAATCGAGTTAGCCATGGAGAATCCGCTTCCAGAAAAAGAGCCGACAATCGACGACAAACTGGCTTCGGTCGGTTTATCCGTAAACGATCTTAAAGCAGCTTTAGGAATCTAAATGAAACTTACGAGCTATAACGGCTGGCAAGCTTCAAAGGATCAAGCTGAAATCGGAATTAAGTCCTACGCAATACCGGGGACTCAATTAAAGATTCGCTGCGCAGAAGCTGTCGCACCTTTGATCGTGGGATTCTGTAAAGAATTTAACGAGCTAATTGAGCCGCTCGATGGCGGACAGCTGGACGATTGGGGTTACGCGTTTCGCATGGTTCGCGGATCAACCGATCGTTTGAGCAATCACTCAAGCGGAACAGCGATTGATCTAAACGCAACCAAACACCCGCTTGGAAAGATTGGCACGTTCCCAGTCGAAAAAGTTCCAATGATTCGGGCGCTGGCTAAGAAGTACGGTTTATTTTGGGGTGGCGATTATAAGAATCGTGCGGACGAACAGCATTTTGAAATCAACGTAAGCCCAAAAAGAGTCTCAGAGCTAATCAAGGCGCTGGGGTTAGGAGAAAAGTAATGAAAGAGCTAAAGGCTATGGCTGCTAGTTATGGACGATCAGCGCTCGCAGGAGCGTTAGCCGTTTACATGACAGGCGAAACCGATCCCAAGAAATTGGCGTATGGGTTTCTCGCTGGCGTCGTTCCGCTACTAATGCGTTACCTGAATCCTAAAGACGTTACGTTCGGCGCTAAAGCGAGTGAACGCTAA